AACTGTAGTTAGCGAAACGGTTTTAAAGAAGGTAGCCATTCAAATAATTGGTAAGCTGGTTAAGTCAAGTAAGAATAAGTTGGATGATGTATGGTTTGCAGAGTTCAAAAAGAACGTGGACGATGCCTAGATTTAGCAGTCGCTCTATTAACAGATTGAAGACTTGTGATGCTCGACTGCAAGAATTATTCTATCAGGTGGTAAAACATTTTGATTGTACCATATTGGAGGGTCACCGGGGAAAAGAACGACAAGACAAAGCCTATGCTGACGGAAAGAGTAAGGTTCAGTACCCGGATGGTAAGCATAATCAGTTTCCCTCTGTTGCTGTTGACGTGGCTCCTTATCCTATTGATTGGAGTGACCGTGATAGGTTTCATTACTTTGGCGGTTTTGTCCTCGGAGTGGCGAAGCAGATGGGTATGAATATTCGTTGGGGTGGGGACTGGAATCAAGATACCAAAACTAAAGATAATAAGTTTGACGACTTAGTTCACTTTGAGATAAAAGAATAAATGCCTAAACAATTCAAAACATATACTAGGTTTGACGGTGGTTTAAACACCAAGACCAATGCTCGCTCTATTAAAGATAATGAGCTCTCTGACATTAAGAATGCTATTGTAGATGAGTTTGGGCAGATACAGTCTTGTGGAAAAGTAACCGACAATACCAGTGATTACGCAGTGCCCAGTCTTGATGCTTCAGTTGCTGGTTATGGGTTATTTCAGGGGACTTTTGATTATAATAATGGTGGTACCAACGCAGCAACGGTAAGAACATTTTTAGCAGATACAGATGATACTTCGGATACCAGAATAGACATCTATGATGCTGGTGGCTCTTGGGCTGCAGACGCAATAGACTTAGGCTCCACCGCTGGCGGTGCGGTCATATACGATGTAGCAGATGGCGCTGTGAGAGTATGCGATACCAATTTTGGCGCTGGAAATGCAGTAAAATGGTATGGTTATATTAGTAGAAAACTTTGGTTGGATTCTACTGGCTCACAGATTAATGTTGGTGGTGGTAGTGTACAAAATGTAACAGGTTGGAAAACAGCTAGCGCACCCCCACTGTCTCCATTCGCTGGTACGGCGGGTACTGGTTTGGTTGATAGTTCTATGACACTGTTAGAGGGGACAAGTGGCGGTGGCGCCTCCACAACACTTACATTTACTGGTGGAACGCTTGGAGCCGCCCTCGACACACAATTGGATACTGGTTTATATAAAATACTTAATGTAGATGGCTCAGAATCACAGGGGATAGCCTCTAGAACCAACAACACCGTTATTATTCTTGATTCGGCGGAAAACTGGGGCCCCGGCGCTGACGTTGAAAATGCGGTGGTGCCAGACGATGGTTTGGGTTTTAACCTTCAGGTTATAGCAACATCAGCCGGTAGTTTCACCGCTGCTACTTATGAATTTGCTCAAACATTTCTATATGACGGGAATCAAGAATCTTTGCCTACCACGATGACAGGAACTATAGTTGTAGCAGCCAGTAAATATTTGGCCTGTAAGGTTATTGCTTCTCATGGGTATGCAGATAGGGTGACCGGCGGAAGAATTTATTGCAGGAACAGCACGTTAAAAGGAGAGTGGGAACTCCTTATTGATATCTCTTTAACTGATGGATGTAGGAATAGTTTAGAAGCAGATTATACCGGATGGGATGTGTTTTGGGATGAAGCCTCATATCTGCAATCTGATGTTAATGTAGGAATTAACAGCTCTGATACCTATGCTACGCTCAATGGATATTCTTCCGACCTTTCGACAATATCGGTTGGTGCCACTGGGGAGGGATATAAAACCAGCGTTGTTACCAACAGAAGGAAGTTTATAGCCAATGTCAAATCAATTAATGCTACTGGTCAAACTGAGCTTTCGGCTGATAGATTGATGTACAGTGAGATAAATAAATTTGATACATTCCCAGTTACCAATTTTATAGAGATAGGTATAAACGATGGTGAAGACTTTGTTAAATTAGAATCTTTTGCAGACCGTCTCTTGGCTTTTAAGCAAAAGACCCTCTATATAATCAATATAGGTGGTGGTTCTGACACGCAATGGTTCTTAGAATCTGAACATAAGAACATGGGTGTTCCATTTCACGCTACGGTTGTTAAAACAGATTTTGGTGTGGCTTGGGCAAACAAACAAGGTTTGTTTTTCTATGATGGTTCAAAGATTACCAATCTACAAAAGAAGATATTGGAGTCCACTTGGAAGTCTTTTGTAAACGCCGACACTATGGTTGGGTTTGAGCCAATTAATAAGCATTTAGTTGTAATGAGGGACGCTGCTGCCTCCGGTAGTACAAGTGGTGATGCGTATGTATATAGTTTTACAACGAATAGTTTTACATTTATTGAAGACTTGGCAGACAATGCGATAAAGACAAATATTATTACAGACGCCTATAGTCAAATGACACTAGGTATTGGTACCGATGAGCTGGAGTCTTATGATGGGGAACCGGATTCTGGTGCGACATTTGATATCACGTTAAAAGATGACGATTTTGGATTACCGAATATAGTTAAAAAGATTTATGGTGTAACTGTAGAGTATGCAAGTGGGGCAACTAATGCTAATGGTGTTAAGTACTTTTATACCAATGATAGTGGTACAAAACAAGCTGTGGCAAATGCGGGCAGTTTAGCCTCTACCAGTAATGATTTAGATATTAATAGGATTACATTTGGTACACCACTTTTAGCTTCATCGTTTCAAGTACAGTTAGATATGGACGGTGATAGCATCCAACAGATAATTAACGTAGGTGTGGAATATAGAGCTATCTATAAGAGAGTTACTTAATGCCTATTGATAGAGAGAAAAGATTTTTATACAACTCTAAAGGTGTAGATAAAAAACTCCAAATAGGGTATCCGGCTAAGAAGTCTGGTAACGAAGGAGAAGAAAGAATTGTTAAAACGCCAGATGGTAAGCTTAGGCTTTACAGAAAAGAACTTGGCGCTTGGTATTACTTAGAATTTACAAGGACATAATCATGGCAAATAGTTTAATGGAATTATATGGTGGTGGCATGACAGGGCCATCTAACAATTATCAACTTGGTGGAAGTGTTTCTAAATATGCTTTAGGTGGTCAAATTGCCTCCTCAAGGAGAAATAGAGAGTATCAAGGTGAGATTCGTAGGCTGAATGAGGCAGCTGAGCGGATGGCAAAGAGACAAAAGCGGGCGAGTGGACTAGGGAATATCTTGAGTACGGTGGGTGGCATCGCCGGTTCGTTTATCCCGATACCGGGAGTCGGCACAGCAATAGGAAGTGCAATAGGTACAGCCGCAGGCTCAGCCTTAGGTAGATTTGCTGGTGAGAGTACTTACAAAGATACAGATGTAGGCGGCGGAAAGTATGCTCAGCAATCAAGAAAAGATTTGCAGGGTTACTCGGACGATTTTAAGGAGAGTAGAGGAGAGAGGGCAGTAGTTGGTGGTTTAAAATCTGGCCTTATGAAATTTGCATCGACGGGTGGACAAGACTATTTAAAATCTAAATTCTCTCCGGGGTCTACACCGGGAGGCGAGCTACTTCAAGATATTCCAGAGTTAGAGCAAGTTCTTATGAATGAGTCTCCCGCGGATATGGCTCGGCTTAGCTTAGGCCCTACTGCCGCACAAGATAATATGATGGCCCGTTTCGGCTTAGACCCTGCCGCCGCGCAAGAGACTCTGGAAGGCCAGCTTCTTTCGGCTGACTCATCTGCATATGCGCCCTTTGCGGATATGCCTTTATCTGATATTTCAGCTACCCAATTAGGTGACTTTTCAAACATCGGTCTCCCGCCTCAGTCTCCATCTAATGCTTACTACGGGCCATACCTTCCAAATAGGCGCGGTAGTGGACTCATACCCATGATGCCTATGGGCGGATACGTTAATCCACAGAGACCTAATGCACCTACGATGCCACAACCATACCAACCTATGGCGGGAACTGGGCCACAAGGGCAAACTGCAGGTGAGGGTGCTAGCCCAACTACTGGCGGGACAAACCCATATGGTGTTAATATAGATGCTATAAATCAACTCGGACAATCAGGCTTTCAGGTTTTTGGCTCCGATAACCCATTATTTGGCCCCGATACCGATTGGTCTGGCTTGCAGATTGCGGGAATGCCACCGGGGCCAAAACAAAAGCCAACCGGCTCGGGTGGTACTTTTGACCCTAGTGCTGGTTATGGAACAGCGACTGGAACTATGGGGGCTCTACAACAAATGGGTATGGGTGATGTTGCTTCCGACCCAAGACTTCAGAAATATTTAGAAGACCTTCCTCAATTTAGTATGGGGTACGAACAGAAGGTTGGAGATTATAGGACAGGGGCTCAACAAGGTTTACTAGGCCTATCCCAATCGGGAGCCTCAGGTGCTGGTGGATTTGCTGGCTCGGGAGCTGCGACAACACAAGCTCAGAAACAACGAGAGCAAATGATAGGCCAGTTTGGTCGTCAACAACGTGGAGTGGTTGAAGATTATCAAGCTGACTTGCTTAGCGGTATCGGTGACATTGAACGCAAGGGTGAGTTTGAATTTGGCGTCGATACTCCCGAAGAGACTGTTACAAACCCAAATCCTCCACCAGATAGTGCAGCTTTATATGAGGGACACACAGTTACTCAAAATGGTATTAAGTGGCAATGGAATGGTATGAATTGGGAAAACATGGGCCCCGGTTAATAAGAAATAATGGAAATTAAAGGTAAGAGATAATGGCAACTAGATATCAACTTGGAGATGTATTACTCCCTGAAGCTGAGAGTTTTGCATCCGCTCTCCCAAAGCTAATAGCTCAGAGCAAAGCAAACCAGTTAGACGAGCGTAGACTGAATCAAGAGAGTAGAAAAATTGGAATAGCCGAAAGCAGGGCAGAAGAGGCCCTTGCCTTCCGAGACAAGCAGGCTAGAGTCTCTCAGCAGAATTTCCTTCAGCAACAGAAGTTTCAAGAATCACAAGCTGAAGAAAGGACAATGAATAGTATGTTGAGTGCGGCAAAAACCCCTTCTCAGAAAGC